CGCCGTCCACGATGACGCCGCAAACCGAATTGCAAACACAATGAAAGCCATCCTCGAATCCCAAGACGTGCTCCTGATTGACCCGCGCCGCTGGGCCGCGCAAATAGCCACTGTCGAAGGCTTCCAGCTCGGCGCGCGTGGTTTCACCAACGAGGACGACGAGGACTGCGACATTTTCGGCGATGCGATTGAAAAAATGAGCGTGGACGCGGACGGGATCGCCGTTGTCCCGATTTACGGCACGATTGCCACTGGCCTTCCCTCCATTGCTGCCGCCTTTGGATTTGTTGACACGGCCAGAATTCGCGCCGACATCGAAAACGCGCTCGCTGATACCAACGTGAAGGCCATTGTCCTAAACTTTGACTCGCCGGGCGGTTTTGTCACCGGCACTCCGGAGCTTGGCGCGTTCATCGCCGAAGCCGCCGAGGTCAAGCCAGTATATTCATTCACGTCCGGCCTGTGCTGCTCTGCCGCCTACTGGCTCGCCGCGCCGAGCCGCGCCATCTTTGCAACTATAAGCGCCGAGGTTGGCAGCGTCGGCGTGTATGTAGCGCACAAGGATTATTCGGCCATGGCTCGCATGATGGGCCTGGCCGTCAAGGTCTTCTCCTCTGGCAAATTCAAAGGCGCTGGCGAAGCGGGAACTTCCCTGTCCGAGGAGCAGTCGGCAGACCTGCAAAGCCGAGTGGACTCCATTGCCGCACTGTTCAAAACCCACGTCTTGCAATACCGGCCCGGCATCGCGGAGGACTCCATGCAGGGGCAAACCTTCATGGGCTACCAAGCCGCCGCCGCGCGCTTCACCGACGGCATGGTTTCAAGCTTGTCAGAGGCAAAAAAGATTTTGCTTGCGGGAGCGTAGCAAATAAGCGAAGCTAATAGCACAAACAGAAAACATTATGACGGCATTGCAAGAACTCGCAAACATCAGAGGCGAACTTGACCGCATCAAGGCCGACTCCGATCTCAATGCTCAGCAATTCACGGAGGCGCAAAATGCGCTCGCCGCCGTCACCGCCAGCCGGGACGCGCTTGCCGCCGAGAAGTCCGAGATTGTTTCCGAGCGCGACGCGCTTGCGGCCAAAGTCGCCGCTCTTGAAAAGGCCGCGCACGATTTCACTGCCTCCGTCGAAATCCGCGCCGCCGCCCTTGCCGTCGAGCAGCTTGCCGCCGTCGGGGTCGCTCCGCTGGCAGGGCTAGTCCAGCCAAACGAGACGCGCGAGGCCGTCTTGTCCGCATACGGATCCGCCGACGCCAAGGGCAAGCGCGACATCTTTCTGAAGCATAGGGAAATTTTCAGCATCAAATAGTCACCTCAACATAACTAAAAACTATGGCAAACTCACTCCAAGGCGTCAACCTTGCCGCAATCGCCCAAAAAAGCCTCGACACTCTTTTGCCGCGACTGCCCATGATCACGGGAGTCATGGCAACCGACTTCTCCTCGGAAGTGGCGGTTGAAGGGGCTTCCATCACAACCCGCGTCGCGACCAAAACCACCGCTCAGGATTTTAACGCTACGACTGCCGATCAGGACGCAACCACGACGGCCAAGACGATCACCCTTTCGAACTATAAGGGCACGCGCATTGCCTTCACCGACTCGGAGTGGAGCAAGTCGAGCATCAACCTGGAAGATGTCTTTATCAAGCCAGCGATCAACGGCATCGCCAACAGTATATTGAGCGCCGCAATCGAAGTAATGACTACTGCTGACTTGCAGTTGGAATGCTCGGAAGCCGATTTTGATGCTGAAAAAGCGGCGACAATAGCCAGACAACTGACCGCTGCGGATGTCCCTTACGAGGGCCGATTCTTGCTCTTGGACCCTGGATACTATCTGAGCCTCGCCAAGGATCCTGCGGTTCAGGCCGCGTATGCCTACGGCTCGCCCGATGTGATCCGTGAAAACCTAATTCCCCGCGTCCACGGCTTTAGTGTTTGGGAGACAAACAGCATCCCTCAAAACTCTACCCCAAGGGGGTTTGCCGGACACGCCCAGACCGTGCTTCTGGCGACGCGCCTGCCCGCTGTGCCAGCGAACTTCCCCGGCGACGTGGAGACTGTCACTGATCCCGAAAGCGGCTTTTCACTTCAATTCCGCCGCTGGTATTCTCCAGACGACCGCAAACACCGCATGGAAGTCGGCGTCATCTACGGCGTCGCCAACGGAACAAACGGGCTGCTGAAGATTGGCAATTTTGAGTAATAGCCACTTAGATTGACCAACTCAAAAACAGGGCAACGTATGAAACCTGTGGTCACCTTGGCGCAAGACAGCACCGGCAAATTGGCCGTCTTGTTTGCCGGAGACAAGCGGCAAACGCAAACTGCGGACGCGCTATTTTACAACAACGAAGCGCTGCGGGCCGCTGGACTGAGCGGCGAGGTCGAGGTCGCTTTATACCGCGCTCCAATGCCGTTCCGCCGCCGCACCGCAAATCTCGTCTTAGCGGGCAACGCGCCAGAGCCGGAAGCAACTTCCAGCGAGAAGCCTCCGCGCGGCAGGCCGCGTAAAAACCTGGTCGCCCCGACTGCTGGCTGATTTTTTAAAGCGCAAGAGACAAGTTCCCTGGGGCGGGACGGATTCACCGTTCCGCCCCTTTGTTAGTTGTGAGCCTGCAAACCGAACAAGCCGCCGACCTTGCCGACATCTTTTACGAACTCGGCGAGACGTTCACCTTTGGCGCGAGCTCAATTCCTTGCTCCGTCACCTTTCGCGGGCAGGGACGCAAAAACGATCTTGGCGGGTTCCTTGATGACTTTGACGTGACGATAACGGCGCGCATCGCGGACCTCCCCGGCACGCCGCCCGCCGTTGGTAACACGGTCACGCACCGCTCGCGAAGCTACCGGATCGAAAGAGTCGAAAGTGGACAAACCAACGTGGAAATCCGTTATTTATGCACAGCCGTGAACCGATAACTGACCTCTGCGAGGTCGCGGAAGTTGCCGAGCTGCAAGCGCGCATCTCTGCTTGCACTTCTGAAAAAATACTGAGGGAACTGGACGCGCATCTCGTGGCTGCAAAAGCGCGAGAACTGCGCGGCCTGTCGCCAATGTTTCCGCCGTTGCTTGTCCCCGCGCGTTGCCGATGAACGCCACGGTTGAAATCGACACGCGGGAGTTTGACGCGGCTTTGAAGCAATACATCGCCAAGACAAGCAAGACGCTGGCGGAAGCGCTGAATCATCAGGCGGGCAACCTAGCCGTGCGCGCCTACGTCAATACGCCGAAGGTCACGCACGAAAAGATTGTCGCCAGCCTTGGCTTGCGGGAAAACGTGGGCAGGACGCAAAAGAAGCTGGCGCGTGCCTATCATAAGTCTGGCGTCGGCGAGTTTGTAAAGGCGCGGGCAATCTTCGTTTGGTGGCTCAGGAAAAAGGGGAAGCTGAAGGAGACAACGGGAGTGACGCAAAAAATGCTGGCCTGGATTGCTAGCCGCCTCCGAAGCGGAAAGTTCATGGCGTCGGGCTGGCTTCCGGCCATCAAGAAGCTACTACCGGAGAAGGCGGGCATAGACAGCAAACCGGGCCGCAAATACGGCAAGGCGATCAAAGCGCGCGACGTGCTAGATGCGTTTGCTCAAATTGAAAACAATTCTTCTCCCAAGACGCGGGACAAGGCCGTCGAGTCGGCGATGGTTAGCGCGCTGCGCGCTGCCTTCGTCGAGACGACTGCCGACATGAAGGTTTACTTAACCCGCAAAGCGCAGGAAGCCGCCAACACCGTCAACGCAGTCAAAAAATAGACATGGCCTTCAACTCCATTCAATCCAAACTAGAACGCGCGGCGGCAAGTGTGGTTGCTTCCGCTGCTTCTGGCGTTGCGTGCGCCGTGTTGACCGGACTCGACTCCGACGCCGTGACGCTGCCCTGCGTCATCTGCGAGGCGGGCAACGCGGTTCCGCCGCCCGGCTTGCAGTTCACCGGCTTGCAAACCGTTGACCTGACTTTGACCGTCCGCAGTAACAAGAGCGACAGCACGCCGACGCAACACGAGGCGCGGGCTGCGGCCATCTTTGATGCGCTCGTGACTGACACGGCGGCAGCTGATCTGAGCGCCGGGGCAAGCGATTTCACGGCGTTTATGGTAGAATTCGGCCAGTCGTCCCAGTCAGTTGAAGACGATTCGCACCTCTCCGAGATGACTTTTCGTGTGACGTGCTGCCCGTCCAACATCAATTAGGTGGCCAAACTACAGACGACTCTTGACTTCGCTTTGTCATTAGAATAACTTAACACCTAACAAAAAAAACTTATGAGCGTTCAAAAAGGCACTGCATTAGTTTGGGGCGTGGGCGGCTTTTCCCTTGACGGAACGGGCGTGTATGCCAGCGGGATTGTCCAGTCGGTCCAGTATTCTCTCGGCGGCGA